GCGTGACCTGACAGAAGCCGAGAAAGCCGAGATGCAAACCATGTGGGACAACACCAGTTTATGACACTCAAGTTTGAAGCAATCCACCAGCCCTGCCCGAGCTGCAACAGCTCAGATGGGTTGTCAGTCAACACCGACGGCTCAACCAAGTGCTATGCCTGTGGTGTTTTTAGCCCGAATAAAGGAAAAAACATGTCAACCCTAGTCTCCCCCTTCAGTGAGGCAAAAAAACCGCTTACAGAGCCATCTGACGCTTCCTACCTACCCTTTAAGGACAGGAAGATATCCTCTGAGACGGCTAGGAAGTACAAAACCCTGTCAACTGCCACCAAGGTGTTGTTTCCATACAACAACAAGGATGGTGACAAGGTTGCTCAGAAGGTGCGTCACCCGGACAAGACCTTTGCCATTGAGGGCAACTGGAGGGAGGCTGTGCTGTTCGGTCAAAACCTGTTCACCAAGGGTGGGAAGTTCGTCACCATTGTGGAGGGTGAGTTTGATGCTTTGGCAGCGCATCAGATGCTTGGCGACTACCCAGTTGTGTCTGTTCGTAATGGCGCACAAAGCGCCGAGAAGGACTGTAAGGACAACTTTGAGTGGCTTGACAGCTTTGACAAAATCCGGGTGTGCTTTGACAACGATGAGGCAGGGCAGACAGCAGCCAAGAAGGTTGCAGCGTTGTTTGCTGGAAAGTCATCAATTGTCAAGATGGACGAGGGCTTCAAAGACGCCTGCGACTATCTCAGCAAGAATGAAATCCGCAAGTTCTCTGACCGCTGGTGGAAGGCTGAGGAATACAAACCTGAAGGCATCGTCACGGTCAGCGACATCAAAGAGCAACTTCTAACCCCACCGAAAGAGGGCTTGCCGTGGTGCTTCCCTGCACTGTCAGACCTCACCTTTGGGAGGCGTAAGGGCGAGCTATATGCGTTCGGTGCTGGCGTTGGTGTCGGCAAGACCGACGTGTTCACGCAGCAGATAGCCTACGATATCCGTGAGTTGAAAAAGCGTGTTGGTGTGATTTATCTAGAACAAAGCCCGATTGAAACCGCCCAACGTGTCGCGGGTAAACTTGACGAGCGCCTGTATCACGTACCTGACGGCGGCTGGACACGTCAAGAGTATGAGGAAAGTGTTGACAGATTGGAAGCCATGCAGGCGCTGTACATGATGAATCATTTCGGCGCTAAAGAGTGGGCAGAGGTGAAAAAAGCGATACGCTACTTTGCTAAGGCAAAAGACATTGAGATAATTTACCTTGACCACCTCACTGCACTGTCAGCCAATGAGGATGACGAACGCCGTGCATTGGACGCCATGATGGCTGACATGGCTGGGCTGGCACAAAGCGAGGGACTAATCATTCACTTTGTGTCGCACCTCACTACACCCGAGGGCAAGGCTCACGAGGAAGGCGGTAGGGTGCTAGAGAAGCAGTTCACGGGTAGCCGTGCCATCGCTAGGTGGGCGCACTTCATGTTTGGCTTGGAACGCAACAAACAACACGAAGACCCTGAGCAACGGCAGGTCACCACCTTCCGTGTTCTCAAAGACCGCTTCACAGGGAGAGCAACCGGGCAGACCTTCTACTTGAAGTACAACAAGAACGATGGTATACTGCGCGAATACGAACTCAGCGAGGACTTCTGATGGGCGAGTTTGAGAAACCTAAAGACACAGAGGACAAACAGGCTTGGTGTGACTACGGAGCAGAGCTAGAAATAGCTTTTGTTGAAAGGTTACGTCAAAAAGGCAATGGCGTAGCAATAGGAATGAATCCTGATAAAAAGCATGACAAGTACACTTTTGATTTGATAGGTAAGTTTCAATGTGATTTGAAAACCTGCGAGACTCCTTTTAGAACTTGTTATAGGTATGGGTTTGACCCTAAATACGCGATTACGATTGACAAAAAAGACATTGATAGGTATACCAAACTGTATCCAAACATAATTTTGGTTCTTGATATTCGTTATCCAAACTACACCGCCATAAAAACCGTAAGTATTCAAACTCTTGCGCGTTACGTTAAAGAAGAAAAAGCTAAACCCCATGAATACAAGAAAAGGGTAAACGATACAAAAGGCAACGCAAAATCTTGCTACATTTTTGATTCACGTTGGTTTGATGATTTAATTCTGAAGGAAGTATAATGGCTAAGATGAGCACACTGGCGATGGAGATTGAGGAGTACCAAAACATGTTCAACGGAACAACACACGATGATATGGTGAACCACCCACCGCACTACAATCAGGGCGGTATTGAAACGATTGAAGCCATCAAGGCTGCATTGGGTGACGGCTTTCCTGCCTACCTAACCGGCAACATCCTGAAGTACATGTGGCGGTACAACCACAAGAACGGGCTGGAGGATGTCAAGAAAGCGCAGTTCTACCTAAACCGACTTGTACAGGAAATGGAACAAGAGGTGCATGTCAGCGGCGTGCCGTACACGGTGCCGAAGTCCTCAATCCTTGGAGGTGGTGTATGACCGACAACGAGAGGTATACTAGAGATTGGCAAGCTATCATCAACTTCTATCGGAGATACGGTAATGGTAGTGTATCTTGACATTGAAGCAGACGTAATTCCCTCCACGAAGGTGTGGTGCGTGTATACGTTTGACACGGAAAGCGAGGAGTATAAATGTCATACGGAAGCCGCAAGTCTAGTCCCTCTGCTAGACCGCGCAGAAAAGATAGTGGCTCACAACCTGATTGGCTACGACGCGCCAACCTTAAACAGGCTGTGGAAGACGAAGATTGGATTGACGAAAGCGAGAGATACCTTGATTCTCTCAAGGTTGCTGAATCCATCGCTAGAAGGCGGTCACAGTCTAGACGCATGGGGAAAAAGACTAGGGAAGAAGAAGATTGACTATTCTCGGATTTACTGGCGCTTGCGTGGTGAGCGCAAGTACGACAAGACCTCTATGGCTCCGTTCAATGAGCCGAACATGTCTCTCTTGCACCGATACTGCAAGCGTGACGTGGAAGTGCTGGTGATGTTGCACAAACACCTTGAGGCTGAACTGGCTGAGAAGAAGTTCAGTGACCAGTCTGTGCAGCTAGAACACCGTGTGGCTGCAATCATTCAGAAGCAGGTGGAAAATGGCTTTACCTTTGATGTTCAGAAGGCTCAAATCCTCAACGCTGAGCTGTCAAGCAAGATGGCTACTATTGAGGGTGAACTTCAAGATGTTTTTCCTCCGATTGTTACGGAGCGTTATAGTGAGAAAACAGGTAAGCGGCTTAAGGATAAGGTGGAGGTTTTCAATCTATCTTCTCGTAAGCAAATTGCTGAACGTCTTATGGCTGCTGGTGTTAAACTATCTGCTCGTACCGATAAGGGTAACTTTATTATTGACGAGAAGGTACTTGAGACGATTGAAAGCCCACAAGCGAAAATGCTCACAGAGTACCTCATCTTGCAAAAGACAACAGGGCTGCTCAAGGGTTGGTTTGAGGCAGTCAAAGATGGCAAGATGCACGGAGGCGTTAACACCAACGGAGCCGTTACAGGACGTATGACACACAGCAAACCAAACATGGCTCAGGTGCCAAAGAAGAAGCACAAGTACGGCGAGGAGTGCCGTGATTGCTTCATGGCTAGGGATGGTTGGGTGTTGGTTGGCGCTGATGCATCGGGATTAGAGCTGCGTATGTTGGCGCACTACATGCGTGATGATGATTACACTAAGGAGTTGTTGAATGGCGACATCCACACGAAAAACCAAGAGGCGGCAGGACTCCCTGACCGAGACAAAGCGAAAACATTTATCTATGCTTACCTGTATGGCGCGGGGGACGCGAAAATCGGGTCAATCATCGGTGGTAGCGCTAGTGACGGCAAAGAAATTAAGGCGCGTTTTCTTTCCCAAACACCCGCCCTCGCTCGTCTACAGAGTAAGGTTGCCGAACAAGCAAGTAGTGGTTGGGTACCGGGGTTGGATGGTAGAAAAGTTTGGGTGCGCAGCGAACATGCTGCCCTTAACACTCTACTCCAAAGTGCTGGTGCGATAGTTATGAAGCAAGCCCTGTGCTTGCTGTGGTCAACCTTGAAGCGTAATCGCATCCAGTTTGGCTTCTGTGCCAACGTTCATGATGAATGGCAGGTAGAGACGCCTCCTGAATCCGCTGAAATTGTTGGGATGACTGGGATAGAGGCTATCAAGCAAGCAGGGTGGCAACTAAAGCTGCGCTGTCCGTTGGACGGTGAATACAAAATAGGCAAGACGTGGAAGGATACCCACTAATGGATGAAGACGACTTGGTGGAGATGTTCACTTCTTGTGACGACTTGGTGGTGCTAGGAATTAATGATAATAGGTTAATTCTATGGCATCATCCTGATACAGATGAGATGAAAGTATTAGATATTCTCTTATACTCTTACCATCTGTTTTATGGGAAGGCTGGTGATAAAAACCCTTTACATTAGCCAAAATTTGTGGTATAATTCTTTTTTAACTTTCCGATAAAGGAACTGAAACTATGCAAGACAAAATCATTAAGGTGCAAGGACAACTGTTTTTTAACTACAACTTGGTCAACAAGAACAAGAACAAGTGGAATGAAAACAATCCTGCCCTGCAAAAGTACGAACTTCATCTAGGTCAACTGGATGAGGCTACCGTTAAGCGGCTTGAAAAAGAGCTGAACGTAAAGGTCAAGACCAAGAGTAATGACCAGTACGGCATCGGTACGTTTATCCGCTGCAAGAGCAACTTTCCGTTCAATGCTGCTGACGTTGATGGCAACCCGATTGACCCGCTTACCATTGGTAACGGTTCGGTGTGTGTTGTTTCGCTGAAGTCTTACCAACACGCCATGTCGGATGCTCATGGCTGGTCGCCACAGGCGATTGGTGGCAAGACCACTGCTCACATCACGGTCAAGGAATTGATTGTGAAGGAACCTGAAGAGGCTTTGCAGGAAGATGAAGTAGAACTATGATTGGCACAGCCCTGATTGACGCCGACGTGTTGGCGTATCGGTTAGGGTTTGCTTGTAAAGATGAAACTCAAGAGAAGGCAGCGTCATCGCTGTCTTCTTTTATTGAAACTATTCTTTATGAGAGCCTTGACGTAAACAAGTACGAGTTGTATCTAACTGGCAAGAAAAACTTTCGGTTGGATATCGCCACCACAGCACCGTACAAAGAAAACCGTAGTGACTTTCAGAAGCCTGAACATCTACAGTTTTTACGGGACTACATGGTGGACGCTTGGTGCGCCACTGTGTCGGACGGCGAGGAGGCTGATGACCTAATTGCTATCCGTGCAACCGAGTTGGGAGACGATAGCATCATTGTTTCAATTGATAAAGACTTCAATCAGGTTCAGGGATGGCACTACAATTTTGCGAAGAACGACAAGTATTATGTGACTGCCGAAGAGGGGATGCGGTTCTTTTACAGGCAGATTCTGACTGGCGACAGGGTGGACAACATAATCGGTATCAAAGGTGTTGGCGACAAGAAGGCAGAGAAGATGCTGGGAGACGCCAAGACAGAGCAAGAGTTGTATGCCGTCTGTGTGGAGGCACTGGGCGAAGAGAGGGTACTTGAGAACGGGAGGCTGTTATGGCTAAGACGAGAGAAGAACCAACTTTGGTTCCCACCGAGTTCAAACTAGCAGGTATGGACTGGAAGGTGGTTTTTTATGAACACCTGCATGACTTAGGAATGTGCGATAATGACACAAACACAATCTCAATCAGACAAGGAATGTCAAAACAACAAACCGAACAAGCATTTTGTCATGAGTTGGTACATGCCATATTTTACACAATGGGCAACACCGATGACCATGATGAAAAACTTGTGGAAGGGTTTGCCCAACTTCTATATCAGTACCTCCGAGGCACCGCTTGATGCCGAAACGGAAGGTAGCAAAGAAGACAAGCCAAAGAGTAGCACGAACAAGAAACAACGGAAAGTGGACTGAAGCTCGCTTTAAGGGTTTTATTGTTGGGGTGCTACGCGCAGCGATGCGTAAGTGGGGAGTGTTCCATGATGCAAAGAGGGAAGCACAACGTGGGTTCAAGGTGGACAAGTCAACAGGGAAGCGCAGGTCAGTGTACGAGTGTGCAGGGTGTGCGCGCCTTTTCAAATCTGACGAGGTTCACGTTGACCACATACAACCAGTGTTTGACCCAACTAAGCGCGTGGAAGCCATCCTCACTGACTGGACAGAAGTAGTTAACCGAATGTTCTGCGAACTGGACAACCTACAAGTGTTGTGCCACACCTGTCACGGAATCAAAACCGAGAATGAAAGGAAGCAGCGGTATGGAAAAGAAGATTGAGGTGTCTCTCGTCAAAGAGAACGACGACGGCA